GTGTCAGGCGCACGCTGTCAGGTTGAGAGGGCGGGGGTATTTTTTATGCCGGGACCGAAAGCAACACCAAACGAAATTAAATCCAAACGCGGCACGCTGCGCAATCGCGGACAAGTTGTGCAGATTAAAGCGCAGCTTCCGCGTCTCGCGGACGCAGCTCGACCGACCGACCTTGGACCAATTGCGTCTGAAGCCTATGAAAGAATTTTGGCCGCAGCTGGTGAATGGTTGGCAGTTAGCGATCTTGATGCCGTTGCAATGCTTGCAAAAGCCATTGAGCGACACACGGACTTGGCCGCTCGATTGATGCAAGATGGACCTGTCCTTTATACGGATAAAGGTTATGCATACGCACACCCGGCAGCGGGCATGTTAAGCACAACGGAGGATTCAATCCGCAAATGGACAGCAAGTCTAGGGCTAACAGCAAGCGATCGGGTAAAGCTGGGGCTGGTCATGGTCGAGAGCAGGAGCAAGCTCGAGGAATTCGCGCGCAGGGCGCGGGAAGCTTGAGCGCATGGCCACCGCGCTGGCTGACACCTACACCGGAAGCTGATCTTGCGCGCTCGCTTGGCGATGAAGTTGCAGACTTTGCCGAAGCGTTGGTGCCAATTGCTAAAGACAGCATTGCAGGACGCAGCGGTGAACCAATCGTCTTTCGAGACTGGCAACGCAATCTGTTGCGGCACGCATTAGCGCGCAGAGAGGATAAGACATTTACGCATCGAATCTTTCTCGCGGGTGCAGCTCGCAAGAACGGCAAAACGGCCCTTATTTCGGTGCTGCCAATTTACTTTGGTTTGTTTGGGGATCAAGGCGGAGAAATTTACAGCGCAGCTGCGGACCGCGATCAGGCAAAGCTGGTCATGTCGCACGCCAAACGAGCAGTAGAATTGCAACCAGAATTTCATGGACAAATTCGCGTGTTTCGAGACGCGCTCGAATTCAAGGCAACTGGAAGCGTGTATCGCGCGCTATCAAGCGAGGCATTTACTAAAGAGGGTTTAAGCGCATCGCTCGTTATCGCAGATGAGCTTGCAGCGTGGCCGAATCGAGAGTTGTTCGATGTGCTGTCGCTTTCAATGGGCGCGCGCCGTTCGCCAATCATGGTTGCAATTACAACGGCAGGACCGCGCATTGATCCAACTGGGCAAGACAGCATTGCGCACACGCTGTACCAGCTCGCAAAACGCCGCATTGCTGGCGAGCATGAGGACACAACACTTGGCATGGCATGGTGGGAAGCGGGCGAGGGCGCGTATCTAGAACCAGAGCGATGGGCTGAAGCGAACCCTGGTTTGCTTTCTGATCCACCGATTCTCGCATTTGATGATTTACTTTCTGCGCAGAAGCGCACGCCCGAAGGCGAGTTTCGAACCAAACGGCTAAATGAATTTGTGGCAAGCTCAACGAGCTGGGTGCCGTCTGGCGCGTGGGAAGCATGCGCAGACGATACACTTAAACTTGAACCACATGATGCAATTGTTATTGGCTATGACGGCAGCTTTAGCAATGACTCGACAGCTATTGTTGCCGCGCGTATTTCGGACCGCGCGCTATTTGTTTTAGGGCATTGGGAGAAGCCATTGGACGATAATCATTGGCGCGTGCCTATTGAGGAAGTGGAAATGCGCGTTGAGGAATTAGCGAAGTTGTACGATGTAAGAGAGTTAGTCTGCGACCCGTTCAGATGGCAACGCTCAATGGAAGTTTGGCAAGCTGCTGGCTTGCCCGTAGTTGAAATGCCGCAGACACCCAACCGAATGGTGCCGGCAACATCTTCAATGTTTGATGCGATTGTGAACAAGCGCGTTAAGCATGACGGCGATCCGCGCCTTGCGCGACACATTGCAAATGCTACGCCGTATCAATCGCGCCACGGTGTGATGTTGAGGAAAGAACATTCGAATAAAAAGATTGACCTTGCCGTTGCGGCAATCATGGCACATAGTAGAGCAGGAACATTGCAGAGCGCACCAGCTACGCCGCAGAAAGCGCGCGTTGAATACATTGAGCTGTAGGAGAAAACATGGGGCTGATTGACCGGATTCTTGGACGCGAATCAGAGGAGCGCGCAATTGGCGGTGGTTGGAACGGCCATTGGTTTGAATCCAACGGCGCGCGATCAGCTGGAGTTGCAATCAATGAGGAGAATGCAACCGATATTGGTGCCGTATATGCGGCGGTGAAGTTGTACGCCGACACGGTGTCCGCGCTTCCGTGGGGCGCATATATTCGAGACGCAGGAACGCGCCGACCAGTTGCGCGTCCGCGATGGATGGACAATCCAATCCCTAACAACCCCAACTATACCGGATTTGATTTGCGACATCGAACGGTTACCAGTCTTTTGCTCGATGGCAACGCCTTCCTTTTAACATTGCGAGACACGACCGGCAATGTTGTGGAAGTCCGCGTTCTGGATCCGCGTAAGGTTGAAGTTAAGCAACTACCAGACGGCACGCCACAATACACAATTAAGACGCTTGAAGGATCAAGCACACATGGGCCGGATGACATTCTGCATATTGTTTTGTTTGCTGGCGTAGGGGAGAGCTTGCGCGGTCTTTCGCCGGTTGAGCATCACCGCGAAACGCTTGGGCTTGCCTCCGCTACGCAGCGTTTTAGCGCCAAGTTCTACGAGCAAGGCGCCGCACCTTCCGGCATTATCAAAGTCCCGGGAGAGCTGACATCTGATCAAGCGGAACAATTGCGCGCATCATTCGGACGCCGGCATGAAGGCATCGAGAAAATGCATCGCGTTGCCGTTATTACCGGCGGCGCAGACTTTCAGCAATTGAGCGCGAAGATCAGCGATTTGCAATTGGTTGAAACCATGCATTGGGGCGTGGAAGCCGTTGGCCGAATCTACGGCGTGCCGCTGCATCTTCTCCAATATCCTGGCGGCAACTCCTCGTATAACAGCGTGGAAATTGTTTCCATTGAATGGCTGCGCCTTGGCCTTGGGCCACTTATCGCGCGGCTGGAAGCTGCATTTCAACGGCTTATAATTGGTCAAACCACATTTGTTAAATTTAATTTGGACGGGCTGCTACGCCCAACAACAGCTGAACGATTCAACGCCTATGCAGTTGCCTTGAACAATGGCTGGCTATCGGTCAATGAAATTAGGCAGCTGGAAGATCGTGCGCCAATCGGCGAATCGGGCGATGACTTCCGCATTCCGCTCAACATTGGCGTTGCTGGTGAAGACTCAACGCGCAGCGACGCAGAGACTGCAGGTATTCTTGTCCGAGCTGGATTCGAACCTACAGACAGCGCAAAGATTGCGGGCTTGCCACCAATTCGACACACGGGCGCCGCGCCGGTCACCGTGCAGATGGAGAATCAAAAATGAGTTATCTGATTACCGATCTGGACGGCACGCTTGTTCTTGATAACGAGCAGCCAAACAAGTTGCTAATTGATGCGCTGAATGAACAAGTAATGTCAGGCGATCTGCAGCTTATTGTGGTATCCGCAAGAGACATTAAGAGACTGGAAGAAACGCGCGCATGGTTGCAGGAATACGGCGTTGCTGGCGTTGATGAAATTCATCTAAACGATTTTGAAGGAACACCGTTTGCTACGGGTCTTGCTTTCAAAGAATATAAATATGGATTGCTTAAAGAGAAATACGGCGACGAGCTGGAGTATGCAATCGATAACGATGCAGATGTTCGCGCAATGGCAAGCCGTCTTGACATTGAAGCTTATTCGCCATCTGAATATGTGGGTATTGAAAAGCGCGCAAGCTACAGCGTTCCAGAATATGTGCGCGCAGCTGCACGCAAGGGGCTAGAATGGCACGAGCAGGGCTTGTCCGGCGATGGACTGCAACCGCAGACGGTCGCAGAAGCGCGAGAGCTTGCCGATAATCGCGTTGATAGCGACAAGCTCGTCCGTATGGCTGCGTGGATTCGCCGTCATCGCGGCGATTGGGAAGGCGTGCCGCAGAATAGCGATAGCAGCAACGAGGATTTCCCTGGTGCAGGTGCTGTTGCAGGCTTTCTGTGGGGCGTTGAAACTACTGATCCTGAATCCGCTGATCGAGTTTTGGCATGGGCTGATCGTCTCATTGCCGCTGAAGATAACGAAAGGGAAATGGAACAAGAAATGGTTGAAGCTGAAGATCCAAAGCGCGCGCAGTTTAAGGAAATTGAAACGCGCTCTGCAGACATGGGCGAATTCCAGATTACTGAAAGCGAAGATGGACAGCGCACATTCTCTGGCTACGCCGCGCTGTTCGATTCGCCAAGCGCAGGGCTTCCGTTTACTGAAGTAATTAAGCCAGGCGCATTTAAGCGTTCGCTGTCTCGCGCAAACGCTGGACAGAAGATTGTTTCTTTCCTTTTCGGTCATGATGAGACGCGCGCGCTTGCAACAACCGCATCTGGTAGACTGAAGCTTGAGGAAGATTCCAAGGGCTTGCGCGTTGAAGCGAAGTTGGATCCAACTGATCCAGACGCAGCAAAAGTTATTTCGATGCTGACACACGAGGCAGCCGCGGCAGGCATGTCCTTCGGCTTCACCGTTCCAAAGGGCGGCGATGCATGGAGCGGCGAGAACCGCGAGCTTAAGGAAGTTAATTTGATTGAAGCGTCCATTCTTTCGCCAGGACAGCGAGCTGCATATCCTGCAACAACTGGTCTTGCAGCTGTTCGAAAGATCACCGCGCCGCGTATCGGCATTGAAGCCGAACGCCTTATTTCTACGCTCGAATCCGTCAAGGCAGGCAAGAGCTTGTCCGAAGATGAAGTTGCGGTCCTGGACACCGTGCGTGCGCGTCTCGCGCCAGCGCGGCCAGAATTGGACCCCAGCATCGCTGCGGC